GAATTCTTGGTCTGAATAGTCTTGACTTGGAACTATGCACCATCTATGGAATGTACGAGATATTTGATTGCCATTGTCAGTAATAATAGTAGCTTGACGAACTTGAATAGTTCTATTGCTTACTACTTCTATTCTATCTATTTTTATTTGTTGATTTAATGACATAATATTTTTCTTTATGCTGATTGATATGAACCAGTTATTATCCAAGTGTAACCATTTGTACCGCCAGAAGTTCCAGCATAATCTTGAATTGAACCAGATGTTGAATTTGAATCAATATATAATTGTCCTGTTTTACCAACAACAGCATTTTCTCTAGCTATTAATACTTGTCTATTACCTGTCCAAGTTGTAAATGGTAAATTTGTAATTGTCATGCCATTATTACTACCACTTGTTACTGGTATAATCATATTAATAAATACTAACTTTCCTATTTTTATATATATGCCTGTTGTAGTTCCAACTGTAACTCCAGTCACAGAAGGAGTAAAAGTTCCCTCTTCATAATCATCTAAAGTATTACCATCACTAGATGCTGATTGAGTTGTTGGAAATGTTATTTGCCCACCAGTAAGATTAATAGTAGGTATTGTAGCTTGACCAGTAAATGTAGGAGCTGCTGTAAGAGCAATAGTGCCTGTAGTAGTAGGTAATGTTAGCGTAGTTGTGCCTGATACTGCTGGGGATTCTAATGTTATTGAACCTGAAGTAGAACCGTTAAGTATTAGTTTAGCCATTAGTTATTCTCTTTTAAGCTATGTATTACTTGTAAAAAATAAATCATGCTGTGTAACTTCCTGAAGCTGTGAATTTAATAATAGTGTTAGAACCTGAAGTTGTTATTGTAGGTGATCCAGTTGTAGTTCCTGAATAGTTTGTAGTTGGTACGGATAGGATTACAACTCCTGAACCACCTGCTGCTGAAATTGCACTACTAAATGAGCCACCACCACCACCGCCGCCAGTATTAACTGTACCTGCTACAGATGTTGTGCCATTTCCACCACCAAGACCACCACCACCAGCTCCACCTGCACCACCAGCAGCACCACGAGTATCACCACCACCACCACCGCCGCCAGCATATGTTACTGAAGAACCAGTTATAGATGAAGCAGTTCCTGCACCGCCAACACCTCCTGTGGTTACAGCATTACCGCCAACAGCTCCAGCACCTCCGCCTCCACCGCTTGCCCAAAATGATGATACAACAAGAGCAGTACCGCCATTATTACCTTGTCCTGAAGTTCCTGTACCAACAGCATCTACTGAACCTGAACCTGCTGCTCCACCACCAGAACCACCATTTCCACCGCTACCTGTACTTCCGCCACCACCACCTGCACCGCCTCCAAGAGCGGTTAAAGATAATCCAGTAGAATTAGAGCCTACATTACCAGCTCCTTGAGAGCCACCAGATAATCCATTTGCTGCACCGCCTGCACCAACTGTAAATGAATATGTTGTTCCTGTAAGTAATGATGATGTGCTAGTTAATAAGCCTCCAGCACCGCCTCCACCGCCGGGGTTGTATCCACCAGAACCACCACCTGCAACTATTAAATAACTAGCAGTATAAGATAAGCTCATAGATGAAACTATCCAATTAGTTCCATTGTATGCTTCAATAGCACCAATACTACTATTAAATCTTGTTTGTCCAATAGTAGGACTAGCTGGTCTTTGAGCAGTAGTGCCAGTAGGAATTGTCATTCCACCTGTAGAGTTAAATGTTGCATTTTGTGCTGTATCTATAGTTAAAGCTGTAGTACCGCTATTAGTTTGTAATACTAAAGACCCACTATTGTCTGGTTGTATTACTACACCATTAGTGGTAGTTGCATTTATAATTGTACTCATACTATCACCCAGCGAGAAGTAGCAGGAACTGTAACAATAGCACCTGAGCCTATTGTAACGTCACCTGCTTCTACAGAGTTATATCCTGTAGGAAATGTGTAAGATGTTGCTATAGTTCCATTATTAACACTAAGTCCGTTAGATGCAGCAAACTGTGGTGCATAAGCATCACCATTAGCGTCTTGGTAAACAGCTTTTTCAGCAGGATAAGTTACAAATACATTCTTTGTGCCTGCACTAAAGTTTACTAGAGAACCACTATTGCTAGACTCTAATACAGTAGTACGAGATAAAGTAGTGCCTGAAGATGTGTATGTACCTAGACCTACTTCAAAGTCTGAACCACCTACGATAGCGTAGTAAGTAGTATTAGCATTACCTATAACAGAAAATGACTGGAAACCAGCAACTGCACCAGCAAGCGTGAACGTGCCTGTGCCTGTGGTCGTAGACGTTTCTTGGACTCTATCTTTGACGACTAACGCCATGACTTATCCTTAAGCTAATGTAACTGAAAGGTTGCCTGTTGAAATCTTAAAGATATCACCAGTATCAATTGTTTTAGATGTATCTAAAGGTGTATGGTAAAGTAAATTACCTGCTGTAGAAGCATCTCTTAAACCAATATGCGTTACTGTACCCCATCCTGCTGTGCAAGTAGGAAAGGTTACATCAGCAGAGCTTAACGAAACTCCGTTAGAAGGTGCAGCAAATGTGACGGATGTTCTAGCGTAACTACCACCTGTAACTTCTGTGCCTGTATCTGCGTCTGTAGGGTCAGTAGTGTATAAAGCTACATATATTGTTGCAACTGATGTGTATGTTGTGTTGCGTAGAGTTGCATTAATAAGTGCGTTCTCTAAAAAATTACTCATTTCTGCCATGATTTTTCCTTTATCTTGGTGTTACGTTTAATGTGGTGTATGCGTATGTTTGACCTAAGTCACTTGTTTTGATATTAGCAATTGCTCTATCATATAATGCTGACCATGTTGCTACTCTAGGGTCATTCATTAAATAAGGTTCTGCTTCTGCTAGAGTTGCGTAAAGTAAAGCATCTGGGTAGTATGCTAAGAACAAGTTACTAGCTGTTGTAGTAGAGATAAATGTAGGTTGACCATAGTATAAAATTTGAATGGTATAAGTTGCATCTTGGCTAGGTGCAAACTGGAACTCTGTGCCTAACATTGTAAAGAAGTGTGAACGACCTGATAATGATGTTTGACCATTACGGAAGAACAAGTCAGGTGATTGATACTCTAAGATAATAGGTGGGTTACCTTCAAAGTGCATCTCTCTTAACTCTAAGAAATCACTAGGGAACGCTACTTTATTATCTGTAGCTACAGTCGTTGCAACTTTTAACATAGCTTCTGTTCGTAAGTCACGACTCATTCTTAACTGTGCCATCTGAACAAAATCAGGGATAACAGTTGTTAAGTCTGTACGTGCTAGATAGCTTTCTACCGTTGATACAAAGGTAGTATAGTTTGTAAATGCCATTCGTAATCCTTATTGTTTTTTAACTAATACGATACAACCATTATCTATCTTTACTTGTTTAACTATAGTAAAGCGAGTGCTGAGATGTTTATTCCACCACTCTAAAGGTTGTTGTATAAGATGTGCGTTTCTACCGTCTGGTAATATTTTCATTGCTGGACCAGTATGTATTGTAAATAGTCCGTATTTATCTACTACTCTTTTTAAATCATCTAGTACGTTATTTAGTAATTCAGGTTCTATATGTTCAAGAACGTCTATACATGTTACAAATTCGTTTGCTTTTAGTCTACATTTACCTGCACCGTAGTCTAATAAACTTGTAATGTTAAACATTTGTATAACATCATCAACAATAGGTGCAAAGAATGTACTGGCTACCCCATAGTCAGGGTTCTCATGCAGTTTTGCCTGCATGTCTCTATATTCGTTAGAGATTAAGCTGTTCAATGACTTCTTTCCATGTTCTATCGTCTTGGTAAATAAGTCTCATGTGTCTATACCATGGCATACTTACTTGAGCATATCTCCATTGGTGATATTTAGGTACTAAGCACCATGTTTTAACGCCCATGGCAGCACTACAATGTAAAGCTGTAGTATTGACCCCTAAAACCATATCGCAAGCTCCTATGAGAGCTGCTGTGTCATCATAATCTTTTGCGTCAGATGCTAATTCTAAGTACTTAACACCTTCAATTTTATTCTCTACACTATAGTCTAAGCTAACTAACTGTATGTCTTTACGTCTTAGTAGTGGTTGTAAGTCATCTTCTGTAAGAACACGACCTTTAGAGTTAGTTCTAAACGTACCACCTTTAGTCGTAATGCCTATGACTGTTTTACCCCATGATTTAAACATGGCTTTCCACATCTCAACTTTATCTTTATCAGGTACTAAAAAAGGAGTCCCAGGAAAAGATTTGCTCGTTGGTCTGAAAAACTGGGGTAAGCCACCAATAGCACATCTTGCATCAATTGTAATGTCATTTGTCCACTCCACTTCGGTTGCTTTACGTGTCCCATG